CTACGGTCCGAAAGTGTCACGGATTGTCACAACTGGTGCGGAACTCGCGGCCTGAAGCAGCGCAGGGTCCTGAGAATGCGCGTACGTGGAGAGGGTGAAAGCGGCCGAAGCGTGACCCATCCACGCTGCGATGACTGCGATCGGCACGCCACGTAGGTGCATGAGCGTGGCGCATGTGTGCCGGGCGTCGTGCAGGCGGATCGCCGGCACGCCGGCCTTCTCCACGGATCGCTTCCACCAGTAGGTGAGCGTGTTTGGCGTTGGGGGATTTCCCGTGCGGTCCACGACGACGTATCCGGTGTCCTTCCACGCTTCTCCGACCGCCAGCCGGTCCGCTGCCTGCCGCTTCTTCGCGGCCTTCAACGCGGTCACGAGATCGTCAGGGATCGGCAGTGTTCGCGCCGAGCGTTTCGACTTGGGAACTCCCTCGGAGATCGTCTGCGCGAACGATACCCGCGATGTCGATACGTTCAGAGCCTTGCTCGCGAGGTCGACGTCGCCCCAACGCAGCCCGCTGATCTCTCCGCGTCGAAGCCCACAGAGGGCCAGCCACCATGCGTGCGAGTATGAGTCGCCGTCTGCGCTTTCGAGGAACATCTCCACATGCTCCGGGGTCCACGTCTTCATCTCGGGCCGCTCGCCGGCCTCCGGGAGTTTGTCAACCAATTTCGCCACGTTGCGGACGAGGGTGCCCTGCTTAACCTCGCCTTCGAGGGCGGCTGCGAGGACGGTCAGCATGTAGTTGACCGTGCGAGCTTTCCACGGCTTCCGGGTCCTGTGCTTCTCGCTTGCGAGCCCCCCAGCCCGCAGCTTCGAGATGAGGTTGTCGAGATCACTGCGAGTCAACTTCTGGACCGCCTTGTCTCCCAGTTCGGCTCGAACTGGCGCAAGGACAACCCTGTAGCCGTTGGCAGTAGACGGCTTAAGTGAGTGCTTCGAGAGCAGCCACTTGTCGATGGCGGTTGCGACTGTCGTGTCACGAGCGTGCACATGGGTGCCTTGAGAAACCTCGGCCTGGATCCGGGAAAGCTCGCTGCGCGCCTCGTCCTCAGTCTTGAACCGCCTGCGCATCTGCTTCCGGCGCCCAGTCTCGGGGTCTGCGCCGACATCGACTGTGAGCTGGTAGCGGACCACTGGCCTTCCGCGCTCGCGCGTCGAGAGTTCGATCTTCTTGATCTGTGGGGGGAGCTGTCGGCGTGCCACGGTTAGACTTCCTCTCGAATCCGCCAGATTCCGAGATGCCCCGCATCCATTAGGTGCGGGGCTTCTTGTTGCAACAGCGTAACGGCCGGTAGTTTGCGTCCATGCCGTTCGCTGAGACTGCCGGGGCCCGCATCTACTACACCGACACGGGCGGGGATCTGCCGACGATCCTGTTCATGCACGGATTCCTCCTCGACACACGGTTCTTCGAGCACCAGGTGGCGGAGTTGTCGTCGGAGTACCGCGTGCTTTGCCTGGACGCGCGCGGGCACGGGCTCACCGAGGACTTCGGCAACGAGTTCTCATTCTGGGACCAGGCCGAGGATGTGCGCGCGGTAATGGACGCGGCCGAGGTTAAGACGGCTGTTCTCGCGGGGATGTCTCAAGGTGGGTTCACCGCGCTCCGGATCGCACTCACCGCTCCCGAGATGGTGTCGGGTCTGATCCTGATCGGCACCGACGGCGCGGAGTACACCGAGAGGCAGAAGGCCGGATACAGATTCGTGTTCGACCGGTGGGTGTCCGATCCGGTGGTTGATGATCTGATGCTCACACTCGCGTCGTCGATGATTGGCGGCACCCGGGACCAGCAGCAGGTGTGGATCGACAGGTGGCGCGAGGATGACCGGACGCGACTGGCGGGGGCGGTGGACTGCCTGATCCGGCGCGACTCGGTCGAGACGGCGATTACAGCGATCACCTGTCCGAGCCTCATCATCCGCGGGAGTTACGACCAAGCCTTCTCTGACGCCGCCGTGCGGGCGTTGCGCGACCAGCTCGGCGGCGAAACGCAGCTCGAGACGATCGAGGCCCCGCTCGCCTCTCACGCCGTGAGCTGGACGCATCCCGAGATAGTCAACCCACTGATTCGGGTGTGGCTCAAAGCCATATCAGGATGACCTGACCGCCTGCCTCGGCGACCATCACGATGTAGTTGTCGATGATTCTCTCGGCCCGGCTCGGTCGCCGGATCGGCATGTTGAAGAGAGGTGGGACCGGCGCGAAGCCGGATCCAACCCATCGGCCGTGGAAGCTCTGCGCCTCATTGAGTTCGGCGAGCAGCCGGTAGGACCACATCGGCGGTTCGGCGCCGTACCTAGCCAGCCGCCACTTCAGTAGCCGCAAGGCCACGTCCGCAACGTCCTTCCATGCAGTAGGAAGCTTGATCCGCGACTGGGGATCTGTGAATAGCCAGCGGAGCAGGGATGTGTTGTATGTCAGGCCGGGCAGCAGGCGCTCGACGCCCGGTGTGATCGCGGTGATGGTGAGGGAGTTGTCGAGGACGGCGACCAAGTGATCACCGAGGGGGTCGAGGTCGTCCTGTGTGGGGGCTGCTTTCGGGAGCCGGCCATCTCGCGAGATGGCGCGCAAGTAGGCGAGCTCATTATCGTCCACGCCCAGAGCTTTCCCGATCTTGTCCGCGGACCGCACTGACATCGGCCGTGCCCCGGTCTCAAGCTTTTCCAAGTATCCCTCGCTCATCGGGGCCAGTCGGGCTAGCTCCTTTCGCTTCACTCCACGGGACTCGCGCATCTCGCGAACCAGGCGTCCCGGGGTGAATGGCTGCGGGGGAGGTGGAGTCGTCATACTTGGTTCCCGCAGGCACTAGGGGTTAGGACACACTTACTAAGGGGGACCCAACCAGGGCGGTCCCCCAAAATTGGGGGACCGGTTTTGCTTTCTTTACCTACCGTCCGGTCGCTAATGTTCGTAGTGATGCACAGCACGGACTGTGCAGCCATTGTCGCACTCCGCAGTGCGGGGGATGGCAGGGGGGAGTGCGGGCCGGAGGCCAGCCAGAACCCGTAAGGGAGGGGGGGTATTTCATTCTCGCGAGCAGTAGTCGCAAGTCATCCTGAAACGCAGAACGGCCGCCAGCTGTTGCAGCAGCTGACGGCCCTAGTTCAGCCCGATCCAAGAAGAAGGTAGGCGTGACAGACCATAACGCACATGTAGCTTCCGCGCGAGACCTCTGCGATGACGAGATCTCGCCGACCGATTCTCGGAACGCTACCGATCTTGTTCTATTCGCACTACGCAGTGGGCGCCCAGTGTCAGAGTTGCTTGCCCTCGAGTGAGTCCTGAACTGCTTGAAGCAGTTCCGCGGCATTGATGCCGAGTGCGGTCGAGATCGCCATTAGTTCGGCGATCTCCACGTCGCGCTCGCCGCTCTCGATGCGCCTCATAGTCGACCGGCTGAATCCCGCGCGTTCGCGTAGCTCGGTCTGACTCATTCCTCGCCGGCCGCGGAGGGCGCGTATCTCGCCGGCGATGGCTGTACGGACTTCATCTGCTCCAAATGTGGGGCCCACTGTCTCCATGCGGAGCATATTAGCTCAGATCTGAACCCAAACACTACATCTTGTGACTGAATCGATACAGGGAACACGAGCGCGGGTCGCAGTTGCGAAGGGTCCAGAACTGGAGCATTATGATCAACATGAAACCCGATACACCAATTCTGGATCCAGTCGGTGACATCGACCGCACGCTCTCCGAACGCGCAAGTCTCTACCTCCGAATCGCCAACATTAGCCAAACGAAGGCTGCGAAGGCTCTCGGCTACTCCCGGCAGAAGCTGGCCCGCCGATTGCGTGGCGTCAGCTCGCTCACCGGATCGGATCTCGTGCGCATCGCGAAGCTGACCGGAGCCAATGTCAAGGACTTCTTTGGTGAGGAGACGCGCGCATGACGACGATCATCCCGACCCGGCTCTACAAAGCGACCGAAGCAGGGAAGTTGCTCGGCGTTCACGCCTCGACCGTCCGTGAGTGGTGGAACGAGGGCCGCCTCGCATACATCGCGGGCATAGGCAGGGGTCGGAAGGTCTCCGACGCTCAGATCGCAGAGTTCATTGCCGCACACGAGGAATCGGACGCATGAAAACGGCCGCCAGTTGCGCCAACAACTGGCGGCCCCTAGCCCTACTCAACCCAGAGAGGTAGACGTGACCGATAGTAACGCACCAGCAGTAGTGAGCGGGGGTGAGTCCCCATTTGATCAGATCCGGCGCCGTCACCCGGATGGCACCGAGTACTGGTCCGCCCGCGAACTCATGCCACTACTCGGATACGAGAAGTGGGAGCGCTTCGAAGATGTCGTCGATCGAGCACTCGCCTCGATGCGCGCCCAAGGGCACAACGTCGACGCCAACGCTTCCCGGATCCGGGAAGCGATCGCCAAGACGACACGCACCGACTTTCATCTCTCCCGCTTTGCCTGCTACCTCGTGGCGATGAACGGCGACCCCCGCAAAGCCGAGGTTGCCGCAGCCCAGGCATATTTCGCGGTCCGTACTCGTGAGGCGGAGACTCGCCCGGCCGTGGCTGCACTCCCTGACCGTCGCGCTCTCGCGCAGATGGTGATCGAACTCGAGGACGAGAAGGCGCTTGCCCAAGCGAAGGTGGCGGAGCTCGAGCCTGCAGCGAAGTCGTGGAACCATCTCGCCGATGCGAAGGGCGACTACAGCGTCGCGGAGGCCGCGAAGATCCTGGCTCAAGACCCGGCGATCTCGATCGGCCGAGACCGGCTGTTCCTCTTCATGCACGACCGGAAGTGGATCTTCCGTTCCCGTAACCCGCGGGGCGGCTGGGAAGCCCGCCAGGAACAGGTCGATACCGGCCGATTGTACGAGCGGCCCGGAAGGCCGTTCCTGAACTCGAAGACTGGCGATTACGAACTGCCGGCGCCGACGATCCGCGTGACCGTGAAAGGGATCGCGAAGCTGAGGGAGCTGCTGGCAGACGCGCAGGCGGTCAAGGCATGAAGCCACACAGCACAGCCCGCTAACTCCAACTACCGACATTCCACGCGAGGCCCAGTTCGGGCCATCGCGCACCCGACTACACCCTTTTGGAGCCTGACGTGAAGCTCTTCAAACGCAATCAGCAGGACGCCGCACCCTCGATCACCCCACGGTCCCGGACCCCGATCTTCGCGGCGCTCGCGGTCGAGCTGCCGCTGCCGACGTGGGACGACACCGAGGCGGTGCCGGCATGACCAGCATTGTCGATCAGGGCGAGCTGATGCACGTCTGCCTGCACCCCGACACCCTCATGCGCTCCGACTGCAACGGCCCGTTCGAGTTGTGCCACGACTGCCATCAGGTCCTCGACGACCACGGCCCGTGGGACGGCTCCGACCGCGACGAGGTGACATGGCGTGTCCTGGCGTGGGTTTCGGTGATCACTTTCATTGCGGCCTTCGCTCTGGGGCTGCTCTGCTGGTGGAGGCTCACGTGACCGATCCGATGAAGTGGGACTGCACCCACTGCGATGCAATCGAGCACCGCCGCGCCCAGGAGGCGGGGGAGGTGGTCGCGTGAGCGACATCGTCGACGCCGAAGGCCTGTACGCCGACATCCCGGACCACGTCTACCACTCCGACAAGAACTCGCTGTCCTCGTCGGGGGCGCGTGCGCTGCTCGCGTCCCCGGCCCGGTACCGGTACCGGCTCGACCACCCGCCGGAGCCGAAGGACCACTTCGACTTCGGGCATGCCGCACACTCCCTCATCCTCGGCGTCGGCGCAGAACTCGTGCGGATCGACGCCGACGAGTGGCGAACGAAAGCGATCAAGGATGTGGTCGCCGCGGTCCGTGCGGAGGGCAAGGTTCCACTGAAGCCGGCGGACTACGACACCGTCCACGCGATGGCCGACCAGCTCTGCACCCACCCGATCGCGGCGATGCTGTTCCGCGACGGCCAGGCCGAACTCTCGGGATTCTGGCGCGACGACCACACCGGCATGTGGCTGCGCGTGCGCCCCGACTGGCTCCCGACGCAGGGCAGTGGCCGACAGATCATCGTCGACTACAAGACCACCACATCCGCGGACCCGAAGCACTTCGCGAAGGCTGCCTACGACTACGGCTACCACCAGCAGGCCCCCTGGTACATCGACGGGCTCACCGCCCTCGGCCTGGGCGACGACCCGGCGTTCGTGTTCGTCGCCCAAGAGAAGACAGCCCCCTACCTCGTGTCGGTGATCGAACTCGACGACGACGCCGTCGCACTGGGCCGCCAACGCAACCGCGAAGCGATCGACCTCTACGCCCACTGCCAGGCCACCGACACGTGGCCCGACTACGGGCAAGACGTCCACCGCGTCTCCCTACCCGCCTACGCCTTCAAGTGAGGAACACCATGACTGACAAGCAGTATCGACCCGTTGCCACCCGCCGCACCCCGGCCAAGCAGGAGGGCGGGCAGCAGACCCTCGCGCAGCTGATCAACGCGATGAAGCCGGAGCTGCAGCGGGCGTTGCCGAAGCACATGGATCCCGACCGGATGGCGCGTATCGCGCTGACCGTGCTGCGCCAGACCCCGGGGCTGAAGAACTGCGACCCGCAGTCGTTCCTCGGTGCGCTCATGACCGCCGCGCAGGTCGGTCTCGAGCCGGGCCCGCTCGGCGAGGCGTACCTCGTTCCGTTCGGGAACACGGTCACGTTCGTCCCCGGTTATCGGGGTCTGGTGAAGCTGGCGTGGCAGTCGGGGCAGCTCGATTCGATTGCCGCGCATGTCGTCTACGAGAACGACGAGTTCGACTTCGCGTACGGGCTCGCTCCGTCGCTGACGCACAAGCCGGCACTCGCCGATCGTGGCCGGGTCGTCGCAGCGTACGCGGTCGCGACGTTCAAGCACGGTGGGAACGCCTTCGAGATCATGTCGGTCGACGACATCGAAGCGATCCGGAAGCGATCGAAGTCCGCGAACTCAGGCCCGTGGAAGTCGGATTGGGAGCAGATGGCCCGCAAGACCGTCCTCAAGCGGCTATCGAAGTGGCTACCCCTTTCACCCGAGTTCGCCTCGGCGATCCAGCTCGACGGTTCTGCGCGCACTGATGTCGGATCGCAGCTCGATCAGGTCGAGCCGGAGTGGATCGATGGGGAGACGGTCGACGACACGACGGGCGTGACTGTCGAGGAGATCGCCGAAGCCACCGAGCCTGCGCAGCCGGCCACCGAGGGCGGTGCCAAGTGACCCGGGCCCAGCTGTCGGCCTTCGCCCTCGCCGTCGGAGTGACGGCGGCGGGGGTGGCCGTGGCCATCGTCCTCGCTGCCGGCGAGATCGTGGCCGTCGCCGATCCGAGGAGGTGGCCGTGAGCGAGTGCCAGCAATGCGGGAAGCCGATCCGACAGACGCCATTCGGCGGCTGGATACACGCAGTGTCTGAGCGGAGCGGGATGTGCGGCGGGAAGCCGGTCGGCCCGAGGGAGGAGCGACAGTGAGCGATTGGAGAGAGCAGGCCGCGTGCCGCGAAGACCTCGGCCATGACCCCGACTGGTGGTTCCCGAACCGGGACGATCAGGCCACGATCAACCGTGCAGTGAGCATCTGCCACACCTGCCCGGTTCTCGCCGAGTGCCGCGCGTTCGCACGCAGCTCCGGACAGGAATACGGGATCTGGGCGGGTCAAGTCCGCGGTGCACCCACCGTCGCCAGTCACGGCGCTACACACTGCCGTCGGGGCCACGAGTACACGCCCGACAACACGCAGTGGGTGCGGGGCGGGACGACTCGGCGCTGCCGAATCTGCGTGTCCGACCGCAACGCCAGCTACAGGAAGACCGCGCAGGCGGACCGGCGGGCGGACCGGCTCGAGAAGGTCGCCGCGCTCCTCGCGCAAGGAGTTCCGAAGCTCGAGATCGCCGAACGGCTCGGAATGCACCCACGCCAGGTGCAGAGGGACGCATCAACGCTGAAGGGGGAAGCAGCATGACCGAACTGATCTACATCACGCCGATTCTGGTGCTCAAGGACCCCGAGACCGAGCGCACCCGGATCGCCGCCCTGATGGAGTGGATGGTGTCGCAATGGGTGTGAAGCCAACGATGACCGTCATCACCTGCCGCGGCATAGGGGAACCGTACCCGTCCCCGATGCTGGCCAACGTCACTCGGCTCCTGGATCCGGAGCGGTTCCGTATCGTGGCCTTGCCGTGGTCGGCCACCTACGGCCCCGTGCCCAGCGTCCGCGGCATCTCGTTCGACAAGGCGCTGCGCACCGGCCGAGAGATGCTGATCGACTACATCCGGCGTGATCCGAATCCGGTCGTGCTGCTCGGCTACAGCGGCGGCGCGGCGTTGGCCGGCAACGTCGCCGACGAGATCGCCCTGGGTGATCATCCCGGCCTCGACCTGCGGGGCGTCGGCTTGATTTCGGACCCGCTGCGGTCATCGGTCAACGACGTCAACCCGGGCGCGACAGGCTGTGGCATCGCCGGGTCACGTCCGATCCCCGGCAACTTCCTGGTGTGGCACTGCGCCGATCCGGCCGACGTGATCACCTGCTGCCCACTTGACTCCCCGCTGCGCACGTTCGCGGATCAGTCGGCCGCGTTCTCGCTGGCCGATCCAGGGGCGTGGGCTACGGACCTGCTCGACCGGCTCCGGACACGGCGCTGGCAATCAACCATCCGGGACTGGCGCAACATCCCCGCAGTCCTCCGGGCGTACCGGCAGGCCATTTCGGACGCGAGGGGGTACCTCACCGACGACCACACGTCCTACCACCTGCGCCGCTATCCGGGCACCGATCGCACCTACTGCGAGTGGATGGCCGACCGCATCAACGGAATCAAGGAGTGAGGATGACCAACGACTGCGGCCGGACCATTGCCGGCGCCCTCCAGGAGATCGACGAACTGCGAGCCATCGCCGAAAGGGTGCAGGCCCTCGCCGACCAGTGGGACAAGGTGGCGAAGTACATGCTGTCGTCATCGGGGCGCGAGCTGGTCGAAGCAGCACGGAAGGACTTGATCGAAGCCCTGGGCGCGAAGGGCGGTGAGCAGCCGTGAGTCACATCGTCCATCTGACCCGCGTCGGGCACAGCAGCATCGGCGGCTCCGGGACAGCCGCCGACGCGATCCGCAAGCGTGCAGCCCGTCTCCGCGAGTCCGGCACCCCATTCGAACGTGACGGGATGACGTTGCGGTTCAAGGACAGCAACGGCGCCGACGTCACCCTCTCCTACGAGGAGGTGCTGCCATGACCGCCCAACTCGAAGGACTCGTGGACATGTTCGGGCCCGACGGCCGTCGCGGGCCTGAACGGTGCAGCCTCGGCTGGCACGCAGCGTTCGTACACGCCGAGCCGGCACCGAGCCCTGTCCAAGTGCATGACCCACTCTTCGGCCACGGCTGGGGCTCGATCTGCCACCACTGCAACACCACCCAGGGGGCGGCATGACGATTCGCTGCCCGGTCTGCTGGCGCCCCGCCCAGGCCACCGAGACAACCGGCCGCGTGTGGCGGCACAAAGACCAAGTTGGCCATCAGTGCCCGATGAGCGGGAAACCGCTCCCGATGGATGAAGAGGAGGTGGCGTGATGGCTCGCGAGTATGCGCGAATCAGGATCAGTGTCGCCGACGACGAGGACTTCGAAGAACTGAGTGCCGATGCGCAGTGGCTGTACTTCCGTGTCCTGGTTCCGGATCCGACACTGAATCAGTGCGGCGTCGCGGACTGGAGGCCGAACCGGCTGACCGGAAAGGCCGGCGACATGACGTTGGCTCGTCTCCTCACTGCCGCTGCCGTGCTCGAGCGCCACCGGTACGCACTGTTCGATCTGGAGACTGAGGAGGTGCTTGTCCGCTCCTATGTCCGTAGCGACGAGTTGCTGAGGAACCCGAAGATGGCCGCCGCGGTGGTGAAGGCGTATCAGTCGGTCGCGTCGAAGACGCTGCGGGCGGCAGTTATCTCGGAGATCAAGCGGGAGCAGAAGGAGCACCCCGACTTCACGTCGTGGACGCACAAGGACACCCGCGAGGGCTTGGCGAGATTGGTGTCGCGACCCGACCTCGAAGCGGTGCACTACACCAATCAGATCGGGTGTGGATCACCAATCGGATCCGGTGCAGATAACCAATCGGATAACCAATCCGATTCGGTGCGGATAACCGAAACGCAGGGGGACCAGATAACCAATCGAATTCGGTACGGATTCCCTGCACCTGCACCTGCACCTCTAAGCCTGCAACCTAAGAGTGGTTACGTAAGTACGGAAGGTCACCAGCGCGACGCGGCCGAACCCCCCGCCCCCAAATGCCCTCAGCACATCGATAACCCGAACCCGCCGAACTGCCGCGCCTGCGGCGACGCCAGGATCGCCCGCAAGCGGTGGGACACCGAGCAGGCCCGAGCCGAAGCCGAAGCGGCTCGCGCTGAACGGGAGCACGCCGCCGAACTCGCCCGCCAGCAGATCGCCGCCTGCGAGCTGTGTGACAGCGACGGCTATCGCGGCGGCAGCCCGTGTGGCCACAACCCGGAGCAGGACGAGATCAACGCCCGCGGCTCGAAGCTGATGCGGTCGATGATGGGAGGCAGCTGATGACCCGAAACCGTGCCAGCGCCAAGGCCGCCGGCGCCCGCTTCGAACGACTGATCGCGGACGGTCTCGCAGCAGCCCTCGACGACGACCGGATCGACCGCCGCGTCAAGAACGGCGCCAAGGATCGCGGCGACATCGGAGGGGTCCGCATTCACGGCCAGAGGCTCGTCATCGAGTGCAAGGACACTTCCACCCTCAGGTTGCCGGAATGGACGCGAGAGGCGCGTCTAGAGGCTGGGAATGACGATGCCCTGACGGGTGTGGTCGTCCACAAACGTCGGGGGACCACAGATCCGATGCAGCAGTGGGTCACATGCACAGTCGCTGATCTCGTCGCACTCATCACCGGACAGCGCACCGAGGGGGATCGATGAACGACGGAGATCGCAGCCACGCCGGGAAGCTCGACCGACCAGTCACCGAAGACGAACTACGCGCGATCGTCGCGGCATCCGAGCACCTAGCCCTGACGATCCCAGGTAGTCGGCCGCTCCTGGATCAGATCACCGAGGTCACCAAGATCGCGCTCATCAACCTCAAGCAGGCCATCGGGGTTCTGCCACCGGACGATCAGCGCCCACACCCACTCCGTCCGGTAATCCCGCGCCCTAGCCGCACCCCGCCCATGTGGGCGAACAACCCCGGCCACACCCGACGCACCACCTACCCGCCAACCAGGAGGGTCAAGTGAACGACCACCGATTCCGCCTGCACATCTACTGGCTCATCCTCGACTGGCTCAACCTCACCACCACCCTCCCCACACCACCACGCCAACCCACCACCCGAACCGCACCCACCCGCGAATACGGGCACCCCGCCGAATGGGCCTCCGACACAGCCGCCCTCATCGCCACCACACTCCACGGCTGGCACGAAGCCCTCGCCGAACACCGGAACGAAACACCCCCACCCGCACCCACCACCGCCGAATCCGTCCGCATACGCGCCGCCTGGCACTACCTCAACCCCAGAACCCAGCAGCTCCTCGACTACACCCAGGACGCCGAAACGGAGATCCGCGAACTCCATACCAAGATCCGAACGATCCTCGGCCACAACCGGCCCCGGCACACCATCCGCACACCCTGCCCACGCGCGGACTGCGGGCTCCGAACACTCACCCGAACCGCTGGCCTCGGCCAAGACTTCATCCTCTGCGAAGCCTGCGGATACACCATCTCCGCAGCCGAATATCCGCAGCTCATCACCGCCACGCTCGACACACTCACCGACGGCGATACCACCACGTCGGCTGTACTGGTACAGTAGAGAGCACTGACATACGTGTATCCACAACACGATTCAAAGGACCCCGCGCCAGACACCACCGGCACGGGGTCCTTTGCTATGCGCGCAGGAGGCGAAAATGGCCGGCACCGCGATCCTGACCCCCGAAGGCATCAACTCTCTCATCACCGCCACCGAAGCCTCCACCCTCTGCGGTGTCGCGCTATGCACCATCACCAAATGGGTCCGCGAACAAAAGCTCTCACCCGCGGGACTCGACGAACGTGGCCGCAAGCTCTACCGCCTCCTCGACGTAGCGAAGGCCGAACGCGCAACCAGAGAGAAGGCACGCCGATGAGAGAACAGCGCATCAAGGACTACCTGCGCCGCAACCCGCAAACACTCGAGGTCGCCGGCCGCGAACTGTCTGCGCACGCCCTGTTCCGGATGCTCGAACGGAACATCCACGCCGCGCATATCGAGGCCGCACTCGCCGCGCCCCTGGTCACCCGGGTCACCCGGGACGGACGTGAATGGCGCACCATCTACACCGGCGAATACGCCACCGTAATCACTGCTGACGCACACATACTCACCGTCAGCCACGGCGTGCTGAACGCACCCGTCATCGCCGCATAGACTCCGGCCCGAAGTCTTCCGGGACACCCAGCCGCTGCAGCCCACCCCCCGTGCGCGCGGCACGCCGCCATAGCGGTACGTCCCGGCCTCCCCTGCGAGCAGCTTGCCAGCGCCCAGGGGAAAGCGCCCGCCGGCCTTGAGAGGGGGACGGCGGGCGCACACTCTTCCGCCCCACACCGGTAGCAACCTATTGGCCTAGCGAGCGTGCTCGTGCGGGGCGGACCCAAACCAACACCGGCCCGAACACGCTTCTGGCCCGACACCGTGATGGTGCCGGGCCAGGAAGGGGCGCTTAGGAACTGCCGAGGACGAGGCTGCCGGCGGCGAGGGCTCCGAGGACACCTACGAGCGCGCCGGGGTCGAGGTTCCCGAGGCTGCCGTCGTCGGTGTCGCCGTCGTCAGGGACAAAGGGGAGGGTGAAGAAGATCGGCTCGGCGGTTCCGCGGCTTGTCCCCCAGCTCTCGGACCCCTGAATTTCATCACAGAACCAGTCGATCTGGTAGCTGCCGTCGTCGACGGTCACGGTAAAGGGATCATCGTCGGGAAAGAAGACGAAATACTCGTCGTATACACGGTCCCAGCGGTCGGCGGCGTCCGCGATCCCCAAGTTACAGAAGACCGGTTGCTCGGTGTTGTTGGTGAAGGTGACTTGGACGTCGTTGCCCTGAACCTCAGCGGAGACGGTGACGTCTTCGGGTGCGGCGCTAGCTGGCGCGGCGAACGCGACGGCCAGAAGCGGAGCGGCCAACGCTGCGGTAACGGCGGAACGTACTGACTTGATCAAGGAGTCCTCTTTTCTGTTCTCCGTGTGGAGTGATTGACTGCGAACGCCTTCCTGGCCCGACACCGTGATGGTGCCGGGCCAGCAAGGGGCGGTTAGGAACTGCCGAGGGCGAGGCTGCCCGCGGCGAGGGCTCCGAGGACACCTACGAGGACTCCGGGGTCGAGGTCCCCGAGGCTGCCGGCGCTGTCGTCGTCAGGGATAACCGGGGCGGTGAAGAAGATCAGGTCGGCCGTTTTTGTGTACTTTCCCTCATTCCCTGTCCCCCAGCTTTCTTCGGGATCGTTGGGATCACCTGTAAGTTCCCGACAGTACCACTCGATTTGGTAGCTGCCATCGTCGACGGTCGCGGTAAAGCGCTCCTCGCTACCGGCCGAGGGCGAGCGGATCTCGCCGAATACAGCGTTCGAGGGGGTGGCGGCGGGCGCGATATACACGGAACAGAGCACAACGTGCGGGCTGTCGCTGTTGTTGGTGAGGGTGAATGCGACGTCGTTGCCCTGGACCTCGGCGGTGAGTGTGACGTCTTCGGGTGCGGCGCTAGCCGGCGCGGCGAACACCGTGGCGAGGAGCGGAGCGGCCAACGCAGCTGCGGCTGCGGCTCGTACTGACTTGATCAAGGAGTCCTCTTTTCTGTTCTCCGTGTGGAGTGATTGACTGCGAACGCCTTCCTGGCCCGACACCGTGATGGTGCCGGGCCAGCAAGGGGCGGTTAGGAACTGCCGAGGGCGAGGCTGCCGGCTCCGAGGGCTCCGAGGATACCTACGAGGATGCCGGGGTTGAGGTCCCCGAGGCTGCCGTCGTCGGCGTCGTCGTCAGGGACAAAGGGGAGGGTGAACAGGATCGACTCGGCTGTCTGTATGCGACCCTCGGTTCCCCACTGCTCCCCAGAGTCCGGGTTATAGCACAACCAATCGAGCTGGTAGCTGCCATCGTCGAACGTGTCCATCGGGCGATGCTCGCCGCCGGGATCGACGTTGACCAGCGAATAGCCGCGCCCCCAGCCCTCCCCGTCGTTCCGAACGTCCCACTGGCATCGAACCACTTCCGAGCTGTCGTTCGTGAAGGTGACTTCGACGTCGTTGCCGTGGAATTCGGCGGTGAGGGTGACGTCTTCGGGTGCGGCGCTAGCCGGTGCGGCAAACACAGTGGCCAGGAGCGGGGCGGCCAGGACCGTGGTAGCGGCGGCACGTAGTGACTTGATCAAGGAGTCCTCTTTTCTGTTCTCCGTGTACGGACCCGTGTGCGGATGGTGGTGCACCCGGGGTGTCAACTCGAAAGGGCGCGAGTGTGTCTCCGCCCTGACGTGAGGGAAGTTAACACCGGAGGCCGCTCACCTCGAGGATTTCAGCGGATTCAGGGTCGAAGGCGAACCCGGAACGCCTTACCACGAAGGAGGCGCAGTGAACCCGATCGACGCAATCACATCCATCACCGGACACGTCCTCATCCGCATCGGCAACGCCATCCTTGGCAACCAGGCAGCCAGCGAGTCGCAGCCGATCCGCATCGGCGAGGTCCACATCCACTGCGCCCAGCCGGCAGACGCGGACAGCCCAGGCCGCAAGACGCGCACCTGGCGACGGCGCTGACGTGGCGAACGAACGATCCACCCGCCGCCACAAGACACTCCGCGCAGACTTCCGAAGCCGCTGCCACCAACGGGCCGCGCCCTGCCACCTGTGCGGGCAACCCATCGACTACACCCTGCCCCGCGAACACCCTGACGCCTTCCAGCTCGACCACTACCACCCGGTCAAGACACACCCCGAGCTGGTCGACGACACCAACAACTTCCGGGCAAGCCACGGCGGATGTAATGCCTCCAGAGGTGCTGGCGAACCCACTGCCACCCTCGGCACACCCAGCGAAACCTGGTGACCCCCAGGGGGCCTGACAATCACCAGGACCCCCACATCACGGACCACTCCTTGGCGGCGCTGGTTCTCTCCCTCCTGCAGGTGAAGGGGGGTCGCGCGCGCGGTAACCCAGTATCGGAGGTCTGATCATGGCGAAAAAGACGCTCCTTTCGGAGGTCAACGCCTCGGTGCGGGCCGCTGAACACCTCCAGGACGCCCCGCAGTATCGGGCCGCGATCGAGCAGGCGCGGATGCTGGCCCGGGTGATCGACGAGGCGGTGGATACCGGGACGGAGGCTGCGACGAAGGCGTCGTTCGGGCCGGTGCCGACGCTGCACAAGGTGCTGACCGGGCTGGGGTTGACGCCGGAGGGTGCGGCGAAGCTGAACCTGCAGGCCGAGGCTGAGGGTGACGAGTTGGATGCGATCCTCGATGACCGCCGCACGCTCCGGTCTGTCTGATGTCAAGGGCTGCACCGAGCCTCGCCTGTTCACTCCGCCGCTGCGGGAGCTGACGACGCGGACGAGCGCGGGTTTCGAGTGCATCCGGTTCGCCGAGACGGTGCTGCGGATGACGCTGCTGCCGTGGCAGAAGTGGTTCCTGCTCCATGCGCTCGAGTTGAACGAGGACGGCACGTTCCGGTTCAAGCGGGTGCTGCTGCTGGTGAGCCGGCAGAACGGCAAGACGACGATCATCAAGGCGCTGATCTTGTGGCGGCTGTTCGTTGACGCAGCGCAGACGGTGATCGGTGCGGCCCAGTCCCTCGGTGACGCCGAGGACGTGTGGGAAGAGGTTGTCACCCAGGCTGAGCGAGTGCCCGCGCTGAAGAAGCGGATGCACAAGCCCAAGCGCGTCAACGGCGCGAAGGCGATGCGGCTGCGGTCGGGTGGCCGGTACATCGTCGAAACCCTCGAACGAGACGCCGGCCGCGGCAAGACCGCGGATCTGCTGTTCTTGGACGAGTTGCGTGAGCACAAGTCGTGGGATGCGTGGAACGCGCTGTCCTCGACGACCCTGGTGCCGGCGCGCGCGCAGACGGTGTGCGCGTCGAACGCGGGTGATGTGCATTCGGTGGTGCTGCGTGATCTGCGGGGGAGGGCGAAGACCGCGATCGAGACCGCCCGCACCGACGAGGTGACCCTCGGGTTGTTCGAGTGGTCGGCGCCGGACGGCTGCGATATCGACGACTGGGGTGTGCGGGCGCAGGCGAACCCGTCCCTCGGCCATACCCTCACCGCGGCTGCGCTGCAGGCGGACCGTGAGACCAAAACGGAGAACGGGTTCCGTACCGAGAATCTGTGCCAGGAGGTCGAGCAGATCCAGACCGGGATCATCGACTTCGAGGACTGGGCACCGCTACAAGACATGGAATCGGAGCGCGGGCCCGACACGCGGGTCGCTGTCGCGGTCGATGTGTCGTGGGATCGCTCCCGAACGCACATCGGGATCGTCGCCGAACGCCCGGACGGGCTACTGCACGTCGAGGTCGTCGCGTCACGTGCAGGAACGGCGTGGGTGATCCCGTGGCTGGTCGAACGCCTCGACAACGAGGACAGCTGGTTCGACGGCCGGGTCACCGTGCAGGAACGCGGCGCTCCGGTGTCGAGCCTGAGCGCGGACATGACCGAGGCCGGGTTGACGGTCGTGCCGTGCGGCGGCGCGGATCTCGCGAAGTCCGCGGGAGCGTTCTTCGACCGCATACGGCAACAGACGATCCGGCACCGCGGCCAACCCCTCCTTGATGAGGCGGTGCGCGCGGCACGGGCCCGCAGCGCGGGAGATGCCTGGTTCTTCGACCGCAAGGGATCCCCGTCGGACATCGCGCCACTGATCGCGGTGTCCGAGGCTGCGTGGCTGCTCGCACAACCCGTCGAGACACCCCGGATCTCGGCCTACGAAAACACCGACTTCGTCATGCTCTAGGAGGCAATGCGATGGGCCTTGCGTCCTTCTTCGGGTTCGGTGCCAAAGCGCCGGCAGGCCAGACCGCCGGATCCGCCCCCGTGGTCGAGGTGAACCTCGACGGGCTCACTGGACAGACGGCGGAGAAGCTGTGGCGAGACCAGCCGAATCTACGGACAGTGGTGAACTTCCTCGCCCGCAACGTCGCCCAGCTGGGGCTGCACGTGTTCGAGAAGTCGGACGACGGCAATCACACGCGGGTGCGCGCCGGTGGGCTCACGTCGCTGGTGAGCACCCCGAATCCGCAGCAGACAACCTACGAGCTGGTACACGACCTGGTCGCGACCCTAGCCCTGTACGACACCGCCTATTGGGTGGTCACACAGGACACGAAGTCCGACGCGGGCTGGACGATCCGGCCGATCCGGCCGACATGGATCACCGGCTCGAAATCCGACGGCGCGTTCGGCATCTCCGCGTACGAGGTGTCACTACCGGACGTCACCGACACGGTGATCGTGCCCGCATCGGACATGCTCGTCTTCCACGGCTGGAACCCGGAGGACACCCGGATCGGGTCGTCACCGATCTCGGCGTTGAAGGCAACGCTGCGTGAGCAGATCGCGGCCACCGAGTACCGGCGTCAGAAGTGGGAGCGCGGAGGCCGGGTCGACGCCTACGTGCACCGACCAAAGGATGCCCCGGAATGGTCGAGTGAGGCGAAGTCGAAATGGATGAAGCAGTACCGCGACGCGTACTCGGGTAGCGGCAACCAGGCCGGTTCCACCCCGCTCCTCGAGGACGGCATGGAGTTGAAGCGGCTCGGCTTCTCATCGAAAGAGGACGAGTACGTCGATGCCGCGAAGCTCGCCCTGACCACGGTGGCCAGTGTGTACCACGTCAACCCCGTCATGGTCGGCCTCCTCGACAACGCCAACTACAGCAACGTCAAAGAGTTCTCCCGGATGCTCTACTCCGACACCCTCGGCCCGACACTGCGAATGATCGAGGACCGCATCAACACCTTCCTCGCCCCGCGCGTACAAGGCGGCGTCTTCGTCGAGTTCAACGTCAAGGCGAAGATGCGGGGTTCGTTCGAGGAAGAAGCCTCGGCGTTCCAGACCGCTGTCGGGCGGCCCTGGATGACCGCGGACGAGGCCCGCGCCAAGCAGAACATGCCCGCCCTCGGCGGTGATGCCGCGCTGCTCACGTCGAATCTGAATCAGACGGCGGACAACCCGAACGCGCCGACCACAGAGGATCCGGCCGGGGAGGAATGACCAGTGAACATCAAGGACTTTCGTGTCCGCGTCAAGGCGGACGAGCGTGATGGGCTCGCCGAGGGCGAGTTCGTCGGCTACGCCAGTGTGTTCGGCAACGTCGACTCCTACGGCGAGGTCGTCGCGAAGGGCGCATTCGCCGAGTCGCTGAAGGAGTGGTCGGATTCCGGTGGTGTGCTGCCGGTGTTGTGGGGGCACAACATGTCCGACCCGGACTACAACATCGGCGGGGTTCTCTCGGCCGAGGAGGACGAGCGCGGCCTGAAGGTCCACGCCCGACTCGACATGGATTCGCCGAAGGGCGCGCAGGTGTATCGCCTCCTCAAGGGCGGCCGGGTCGGGCAGATGAGCTTTGCTTTCGACGTGCTCGAGTCGCATGACGTCAAGGGCGATGACGGCAAGCTCGAACACGTCTCCCTCGACCGCCTGAAGCTGTACGAGGTGAGCATCGTGCCGATCGGCGCGAATCAGGAGACCGAGATTCTGGCGGTGAAATCCGCGACGGACGCGCTGTGCGCGAAGGCCGGCCGCGTCATCTCGGCCAAGAACGAAACGACTATGCGCGACGTGATCGGGCAGCTGCGCACCGCGGCCGACGACCTCGAAGCGGTCCTCCCTGAATCCAGGGATTCAGAAGAAGACCAGGACCAGACCAGCGGTAAGGAACCGTCTGCCGAGTTGCCTAGCAAGGCGGCGTCGGATCAGACCACGCCGAGCCCGTCCGTCTCCCTGGCGCTGCATCTGCAACTACTCGGCCTCGATGAGGCAGAAGGGGGTTCACTGTGAACCTCGTAGAGAAGCGCGCCGAGGCGAAAGCGAAGGCGCACAAGATCCTCGACGACGCGAAGGCTGCCGGCGTCGAGCCGACACCCGAACAGGTCGCGGAGGTGGAGTCGCTGATCGAGGAGGCCAAGAGCCTCGGCGGGAAGATCGCCGCAGCGAAGAAGGGTGACCAGCTCCTCTCGGCCCTCGATGCGCTCGGAGACGCCTCGGCCAAGGCCGGTGGCGACGAGATGGGCGGCGACGAGGGCGCACCGAAGGGCTTCAGCACGGCCGGCCGCAAGTCGCGTTCCCTCGGTGAACACTTCCTCAAGGAGGCCGGCGACTCCATCTCCGGCGTCAAGGGGCGGCGATTCTCGCTGTCGACGGCCGAGTTCAAGGCCGCAGGCGACACCCACACGGTCGGCGGCTGGTCCGACGGTGTGCCGCTGCTCACCGACTATGACCGGACCGTGGTGCAGGCGTACCGGCCGATGCTCACCATCGCCGACTTGCTCGGCAGGGGGCAGATCTCCGGGAACGCGATCAGCTACCTCGTCGAGGGTGCGCGTGAGGGCGGCTTCGATACCGTCGCCGAGGGCGGCGCGAAGCCGCAGTTCCACTACGCGAACCCCACCTCGGTGGTCGACGCGCTGAAGAAGATCGCCGGGTTCATCAAGATCTCCGACGAGTTCATCGAGGACGCCCCGTTCCTCAAGAGTGAGATCGACGGCCGCCTGCTGCATGACCTCGCCACCTTCGAGGAGGCGCAGCTGCTCAACGGCGACGGTCTCGGCCAGAACCTCACCGGTCTGCTGACCCGTTCGGGCATCCAGACCGAGACGGCCGCGGCTGCCGCGGACAACGCTGACGCGGTGTTCCGGTCGATGACGAAGATCTCCACCGCCTCCGGTCTGAACGCGGACGGCATCGTGATCAACCCGGTCGATTACCAGGCGTTCCGGCTGTCGAAGGACGCCAACGGCCAGTACTTCGGTGGCGGCTTCTTCGCCGGCCAGTACGGCAACGGCGGGGTTCCGATGAATCCGCCGCTGTGGGGTCTGCGGACCGTTGTCACCCCGGCGATCACCGCGGGAACCGTCCTCGTCGGCGCGTTCTCGCAGTCGGCCACCCTGTACCGCAAGGGCGGGGTGCGGGTCGAGGCGACCAACAGCCACGACGACGACTTCACGAACAACCTGGTGACGATCCGCGCCGAGGAGCGTGTCGCGTTGGCGGTCCGTCGCCCGCTCGGCTTCGTCAAGCTCACCCTGAGCGCCGCGTAAGGGGGCCGCGATGCGTGAGTTTGTTCTCGATATCGGAGGTATCGAGCACACCGTGCAGATGACCGACGAGGACGCGAAGCGGTCCGGGGCCCGCGAGAAGAAGGTGCAGACGCGGGCCAAGGCACCCCGGAACAAGGAGCAGTAGCCGATGGACGCGCTGATCGGACTCGAACAGTTCCAGAACCTCATGGCCGGTGACGGTCTCGAGCAGTGGCAACTCGATGTCGCGAACGGCGCGGTCCGCTCCTTCTGCGGCTGGCATGTGGCCCCCGTCGTCGATGAGACAGTGATCCTCGACGGCGACGGGGGCACCATCCTCAGCCTGCCCACCCTGCGCCTGGTCTCCCTCGACGAGGTCCGGGTGCAGGGGGAGGTCGTCGAGGATGTCGAATGGTCCGCAGACGGCACCCTGCGTGGCGAGTGGCCGGATCGGTGGCGCTCGATCGAGGTCACCATGCGGCACGGATTCGACACCCCCGCCGATCTTCTCGGTGTGGTGCTCGACGCTGCCGCACGCGCGGTGAAATCGGAGCTGGGCGGTCAGGCCGAGCAGATCGGCCCGTTCAGCTTCTCCGCGTCCGAGGGATCGACGGTGCTGTACGCGCACGAGATCGCGGTCCTCAACCGCTACACGCTGCCGAGGATGCCATGAGCGAAACCGTCATACGCATCCGCCGAACACCAGGCGGGCTCGATACGAACAACGACCCGATCCCGTCGACCGTCGAGCGGACCCCGCTCCAAACGAAGGGGGTCACCCCGGGTGCGTCCCGCCGGAACACCGCTCTTGCTCGCAACGGCGAAACCATCGAGCACACCGTGTACTTCTCGCCGGCACCCGATCTGACCGATGACGACCAGCTCGAGATCCGCGGCCGTGTCTGCGACATCCGGATCCTCGACTGGCAGTCCGCGTTCGGGACCGGGCGCCGAGCACTCGAAGTGCTCGCCAGCATCAGCAGGGGGTGATCATGACCCGGCCAGGGTTCCAACTCGACCACGCCGGCGTGGAGAAGATTCTGCAGTCGCCCGCGGTAATGCAGATGGTCAACGCGCTCGCCGAGCAGGTCGCCGCGAACGTGCGCGGCCAGCTCGACGACGACGTGCCGGTGGAGGTCGACACCTACACCTCCGATCGGCAGGTGGCGTCGGTAGCGATCAAGCACCCCGGTGGCAGGGGATTCCAGTTGCAGCGCGGCGCCCTGACCCGCGCTGCGGGCATGGTCGGCCTGGAGGTGAGGTCGAAGTGAAGGCGCGTGTGCGGCCACGGGATGCGACCGTGCCGGTCAAGGACTTCCTCGCGACTCAGGTCCAGGCGCTCGATCCGGCAATCACCACAGGGTTGAGCCTGCCGAAGGACTGGACGCCGTCGGATCCGCCGGCGGTGGTGGTGTTCGACGATTCCGGCCCGGTGCAGTGGCCGGTGTCGACGAGCCCGCAGATCCGGGTCACCGTGTGGGCGGAGGGTCGCACGCTCGCTCGTGAGATCGCCGGGAAGTGCCTGGGCTGGCTGCTGTGCTCGAAGGTCCCCGGCATCGCGCACATCGGACCCGGCGCGGGTCTCCTCGACGGACGCGACAACTCCAATCACGGGTTCACGGCGTCGTTCACCGTGACCACCCGCGTCCGCACCGTTTCTTTCTGATCCGCCACACCGTGTGGCTCAACACCCTTGGAAGGGGTGCATTCTCATGGCTGCAGCAGTCAACGCCGACGCCGCCCACATTTGGGACGAGGCCGAGGTCTACCTGATCGACGCATCCGAGGTCACCGACATCGCGGCGCTCGTGCCCGCAGGGACCGACGTCGAACTCGACATCACGTGGCTCCAGGGGTTCGTGGGCCTGCTCGACGCAGGCAAGGGGATCCCCGTCAATCCCAGCGTGGAGATCACGCATTACGACGGCTACGGGCACGCCCGCTACCGCAGTAAGGCCAAGAAGGGCACGGTCGCCACGGGTTTCACCGCGCTCGAGGACAACGCCGTCACCCGCAAGGTCGTCCTCCCCGGCTCGACTGAGGGCAAGGTCGGTGCGCCGAAGAACCTGCGGTTCTACACCTGCTATGTGTCCAGGGACGAGGACATCGCCACCGAGATCCTGATCTCGACCCGGCCCGCCCTCATCGAGCTGACCAGCCATTCCGGGAAGGTCGAGGGCACGAACGAGTCCTACGAGTTCACCGTCCATCACGCGAACGATTCCGACGGTGACGTGTTCTTCCGCGTGGACCAGCCCGAGACCCCTTAGAGGCCGCGTCGAGGACTGACCTCGAACCCGACGCGGCGCCCGACACCGAGGAATCCGATCCGGGACCAGGCGACCCGGTCGAGTAGGACCCCGGCCGCCCGACGGTGTGCAGCCCGCCGGGCGGCCGGCCCCACCCCCGCAACATCAGGGAGCTGCACATGAAGCCACCCAGCGACACCGAGATCCGGCAGGCCGCCGAAACCCTCGGCCTCATCGAGCCGGGCGATCCCGTTCCGCCGCGGCTGCGCGCGAGGGTCGCCAAGACCATCCATGCCGCCGCGCTGATCGACGCCGACGACGCTGCCGAGCAGGCGCACCCGCCGGACTTCGCGGACCAGATCGCCACCACCCACACCCGGCTCATCGAGGCCGGGCTCGACACTTCCGCCGCTGACCGGGTCGTCGCGGCCATCGCCCCCGCCGTGTGGCGGGACAGCCAGTAGGAGCTGCACACTCATGCCTGACACCGACTTCGACGCCTTCGACGACAACACCCCCGGACCGCAGCGCGGAAACAATGGCGGGAAGCGGGGAAAGAAGCGACGCAACAATATTCCCGAACACGCGCCCGCACCGCAGGACCGGCCGCCGAAGAAATCCCCCCAGCAGGCCGAGGCCGAGGACATCGAGATTCGCATCACCGCGTTCGATGACGAGTTCCGGATCCGACGCTCCGAGTTGCAGGACAACTGGCAGTTCTTCGCCGCCTCCGCGGTCGGCAACGTCCCCGGGATGCTCGTGCAACTGCTCGGTCGCGACGGGTTCGTGCTGTTCTGCCAGCGCGCGATGGAGGCCGGCAAAACACCCGGCGAAGCCACAAAGGAGATGTGGGACCTCATCGCCCAGGAAGTCGGGGTCGGCGACTTGGGAAACTGATCGGCCTCCTGCGACTGATCGCCGAGAAGGCCGACCTCGTCGAGGCTGATCTCGACCGCTACTACCAGCGGGACATCCGCGACTTGTGGCGCTGCGACGACGAGGGCCGGCCACTGCTGACGTTGCGGCAGGTATGGGTGCGGATCCGACATCTGCCGAGCGATTCCGCGCTCGCGATCGCCGACAACGGCGGCACGGTGCCGTGGTCGATCACCGACCACCTCCTCGCGGATACCTGGCTGGTGATCGCGCAGGCGAACTCGGCCAAGGGCAAGGCCCCGCGTGATCACCCGCGGCGCGAGCAGGAGGCGCAGAAACGCAACGCCACCCGAACGGTACGCAGGCGCGGAGCACTCGAGCGAGCCAAGGCCCGCAACGCCCGCCGCCTCGCAGGGCGAACGCAAAACTGAATGAGAGGTTCGACGTGGTCGGCGCTACCCGCCCCTGCCCCACGTGCGGGTCGCCAATGGCGCGCAGCGGAAACATCTATCCAAAGCACTGCTCAGAGGCGTGCAAGCCACGTTGCGCTGTTACTGGATGCAGCGAACCTAGGCGCAAGCGCGGATGGTGCAACTCCCACTACAGCCAGTGGAGGCGGATCGGTGAAGAACCGAAGCCCTTCATCTGGAAATGGTCGAATCGTGGACCGTGCTTGAACTGCGGTGAAAGCACCAAGGATTCGATGCACCGCAAGTACTGCTGTGATGGGTGTCGTGTCGCGTTCGAGCGATTCGGTGGGCCGCGTCCCAAGTCCACGCCGTGTGTCGCTTGCGGTGCGCAGATCGATCTGACCGAGGTAACTAAGGGCGGGCAACGCAAGCGACGAACTACCAAGTTCTGCCGGCGATGCGTCGGCGACTACGACAAGTACAAGATGAGCGCGCGGCAGCTCGCGCTACGAGACGGTGCGATCTGCGGAATCTGTGGCGGCGACGTCGATATGTCCCTCAGTCGCAAGGACGACGGGGCGATGTGTCCCTCGGTCGATCATATCGTTCCGCGATCACTCGGGGGGTCACACGATCCGTCGAATCTTCAACTCGCGCACATGGTGTGCAACATGCGTAAGTCCGATCGGGTGCGTCCCGTGGCCTGAGGAGGTGGTGCCGCGATGACTACCAGTATTGGTTGGGCATCGGTTTAGGTCCAGATCGTCCCGGTAATCGGCGGTGTCAGCAAAGACATCTCCCGGCAGCTCACCCCGCAGATGAAGCAGGCCGGGAAACAGGCCGGCAAGGAACTCGGCGACGGTATCGCTGACGGGCTGAGCCAGGCCGAGGCCGCGGTCAAGACCGCATCGCGGAAGATCGAGCAGGCGCGCTCCGCCGAGCAGGACGCAGCGGCGAAGCTGAACATCGAAGAGTTGAAGCTGCAGGAACTGCGCGAGAAAGGCAACGCGAAGGCGTCTCAGCTCGCCTCGGCCGAGGAGCGAGTGCGGAAGGCGCGCCAGAAGCACAACCAGACCGTCGGGGCAGCAGAGGCAGCTCTCAAGCAGCTCGAGACCGCGCAAGAGCGGGCCACCCGCGCCACCAAGGAGACGGGCGACGAGGCGCGACAGTCGAGCCGGAAACTGCTCGACTTCTCCGACTCCGTCGACGATGCCAGCGGGCAGGCCGACATCGGGGTCGGCAAGATCGGCGCATTCGCCGCGGCCGTCGCCGGGATCGGTGGCGCTGTCGGGCTCGGGATGCAGGCCCTCGACAATCTCGACATCGAGAATCGCCTCGGTGTGCAGCTCGGCGCCACGCCGGAACTCGCTGAGCAGTACGGCGAAATGGCGGGCGAGCTCTACAAGTCGGGGATGGTCGGGTCGATGCAGGAGGCATCGGACGCGATCCTCGCAGTGGCCTCCACGTTCGAGGTGGCCGGCTCCGAAGGCGAGAAGTCGATCAGCGAGATCGCCGACTCGGCCGCGTTCTTCTCGCGGAACTTCGGCGTCGACATGGCCGAGACGGTGCAGACCGCGAACCAACTCATCACACAGGGGCTTGCGAAGGACTCGACCGAAGCCTTCGACCTGATGACCACGGCATGGCAGCGCACCGACGAGGCCATGCGCGGCGAGCTTCCCGACTTGATCAACGAGTACGGCACCTTCTTCTCTGCTGCCGGACTGAGCGGCCAGGAGGCGTTCGGCACGATCGCCAACGCCGCGGACGGCGGCAAGGTTGCCATGGACAAAGTCGGCGACGCGGTGAAGGAATTCACCATCCGCGCCACCGATCTCGGCGACAAGGGCGCGGTCGAGGCGTTCGACGCGATGGGGCTCTCGGCAAGGGATATGGCGAACAAGCTGCTCGCTGGCGGCCAGACGTCGGCTCAGGCGTTCAACCAGATCATCGGCAAGCTGCAGGAAGTCGAGGACCCGGCACGTCAGGCCGAGCTTTCCGTCGCCCTGTTCGGTGCACCACTCGAGGACCTTTCAAAGAACACCATTCCTGGCTTCCTCGACGGCATGGGTTCCGCGGGTGACGCGATGAACGGGTTCGAAGGAGCGACGGGCAGGTTCCAGGAGCAGTGGGAGTCGAACAACCCGTCACTCGCTCTTGATCAGCTGAAGAACACCATCACCGGCGGGCTCACCGATGCACTCGGGAGCATGGCGACGTGGGTCATGGACAACAGCGACAGCCTCAAGACCTTGGCCCTAGTGGCGGCCCCGTTCTTCGCGGCCCTGGTCGGCTACACAGCAACGGTCAAGGCCATTGAGATCGCAACCCTCGCATGGAATGTGGCACACAAGCTCCTCGACGGCACGATGAAGGTGAGCACGGTCGGGCTCATCGTCGCAGCGATCGCAGGTCTTGTCACCGTGGTCGTGCTAATCGCCACCAAAACAACCTGGTTCCAGGATATTTGGTCGGCCGTCTGGGGCGCCATAACCGCAGCGTGGGACTGGGCCTGGGGCGTTCTATCGTCCGGGTTCGAGATGCTGAAAGGGGCGTTCGGTTCGATCGGCGACAAGGTCGGCGAGGTCAAGGACTGGATCGTCGAAAAGTGGGACGCCGTCGTCGGATTCGTGACCGGGCTGCCGGGCAGGATCGCTGACGCCGCGTCTGGGATGTGGGACGGCATCAAGGACACGTTCAAGAGCGCGCTGAACTGGGTTATTCGGAAGTGGAACGACTTCGAGATCGAGATGAAGGTCCCCGACTATGTCCCGTTCCTCGGCGGGCAGGGGTTCACGATTCCCACGCCCGACCTACCACTACTTGCCGCGGGCGGCGTCGCGGGCCGGCGCGATGACGGAACCCTGTGGGGTCCGGGTACCGGCACCTCCGATTCGATCCTTGGTGTGGATCGGTGGGGGATCCCGACGGCGTTCGTATCGACCGGTGAGGGTGTCGTCAGGAAATCGGCGATGGACCGGGGCGGCAACGAGGTCGTCGCGGCGTTGAATGCGGGCTGGGTGCCGTCACCGGAGTTACTGCACGCGATGGTCCCCGGCTACGCCGAGGGTGGTGTCGTCGGCGCGGCCGATCTGGCCGCCTTCGCGAAGGGCGTCGACGGCAAGCCGTATGTGTGGGGCGGTGTGAACTGGGGTGACTGCTCCGGTGCCGTCTCCGCGCTGGCGAACTTCGCTGCCGGGCTGGATCCGTTCGGGAGCCGGTTCGCCACCGGCACGCAGGCGGAAGGGCTGGCAGAGCGCGGTTTCAAGAGCGGTGTCGGCCCGGCTGGGTCGCTGCGGATCGGCTGGTTCAACGGCGGCCCGTTCGGCGGCCACACCGCGGCCACCTTGCCGAACGGCGTGAACTTCGAGATGGGCGGCGAGCGCGGCAACGGCCAGTACGGCGGCACCGCGGCAGGTGCCTCCGATCCGATGTTCACCGACCACGCCTGGCTGCCGATGGCCACGGTGAAGATGGCCGAGTCGCTGCAGCCTTCCAGCGGACAGACGCCCCCGGGCACCGGCGCAGTCGGTGGAGCGCAGCAACCGCAGCAGACGTTCTCGGGTCGGGAACGGTTCCGGCAGATGGGCGCCGACATCGGCGGTATCTGGGCAGACAGCCTGATCGACATCACCGGCGTCGGTGGCCTGCTGGATCTCGCGGACCGCTACACCATCACCCCCGAAGCCGGCACCGCGCCGACAGGAGGGCAGGAGGGTGTCGACGGCGACCGCAACGTCGTGCCGTGGCTGATGGACGCCCGCAACTTCCTCTCCGACGTCGGACTGTTCGACAACGGAGGCATCTGGGAGCCGGGCACATTCGGGTTCAACGGACTCAACGAACCCGAGCACGTCCTCAAGGACGCGCACTGGAAGACCGCCGAGGCGAACATCGCGAAGGTCGACGAACTGGTCGGTGCCGGTGCCGGTGGTCCGCGGGTGCAGATCGTCAACAACAACAACCAGACGATCGCCGACCAGGCTTCCTGGCAGCGCGATCAGGCGAACCGGGAGCGGATCGCTCTCATGCGTTTCGGGAGGTGAGCGGCGGTGGATGTTGCGATCATCGGCGCGAACGGGTTTCGTCTCGACGTCGCTGGGAAGAATGCCGGCCGCCAGGGTGTGATCCTGGCGGCTGGTCAGGTCCAGGGCATCTATGGGGCACCGATCTCGTCGGAGTGGAAGCGGGCGGCCCGTGAGCGCGGCGGCCGGTTCAAAGACCGCACCTTCCCGTGGCGGGACATCACCCTCGGGTTCCACCTGTTCGGTGACGAGGGCCCGATGGACATCGCACGGCTCGATTCACTGCTCGACCAGATGATCACCGACGCCCCGGACAAGTACGACCCGGACGAGCAGCTGGCGCGAATCGTGGTCAAGTCAAAGCGGGACACCCGGCGGCTGTTCATCCAGCGGCAAGCCGACACCGACCTCGATCCCGAGTTCGACCCGACCCTCGACGATGAGCAGTACCTGAACCCGATCTACCGGGTGCGGTCGGGGCAGCCGTTCTGGGAGGGCCGCAAGAAGGTCACCGTCTTCACGAGCGAGGACAGCTCGGCGTCCGGGTACATCGAGGTATCCAACCCGACACCGATCGAGATGTGGCAGTCGTGGGTACTCACCCGGGCGGAGTGGACGATCCCCGATCCGTCGTGGATCGGCCCGAAGGGCAAACGGGTGCCGGGCGGCGAGTTCGGCGACCGGGTCGTGGAGCTGCTGCCGATCGCCGACGCCCATGCCGGTGCCCGCATCAACTACGACCCGATGCGGCTGATGCTCGAATCCTGGGCCGGCGTGAACCTGCTCGGCGAGAACGGCGGACGAGACTACTTCATGCACAAGATCCCGCCCTACACACCCCCGACGAGGCTGCCGATCTCCTACAAGAACTCCCCCTCTGGGGGTGCCCGTGCGGAGCTGCATCAGCCGCGCTTGTGGCCGAAACCGTGGGGAGGTGAGCTGCTGTGACCGCAGTCGATTTCGGGTTGTCGCTCGAGGAGCAGTGCGCGGCGATCTGGGAGTCGACCGAGGCGCAGCACGCCGAGTTGGAGCGGCTACGCCGCACTCCTCCGCTGGTTCGGTTGTGGTCGGGAGCCGACGCCGACCTGGTGCACATCGTCGAATGCGAGGACGAGGCGTCGTGGGACGACGTCGACAACGACACCGGCGTCGGCACCCTGCGCATCGACTTCGACATGCCGCAAGCCCAGTGGCTCAACGACATGCACGGGCGCATCGAGCGTGGCGAAGCAATGAACGTCCTCGTCTCCGTCGACTACATGGGGGTGCGCTGGTCGGGGCTGCTCGAAGAGGTCGACGTGCAGACCGACGACCTCGGTGACTCGACGCTGGTGGCGACGTTCCTCAGCGATTTCGAGCAGCTGAAGACGAAGCTGCTGTGGTCGACACCGTCGTTCGGTCCCGCGTTTCAGCCGGTCAAGGTGTTCGGTCTGGCGGGTCCAGCGCCCTGGGTGGTGCTGACGGCGCTGCACATCAACCTGTGGCGCGAGAACGGCCGCCAGTTCAACCTGCCCGACGACCCTCTGGCGATGTCGTCATGGTGGGAAAGCGACGCGATGTCCGACTGGACCGTCGTCGTCAAACCCGGCAGCTTCTGGGAGTGGTTGGCCGCGGGCGTGCCGTGGGCGATCCTCACCTCGAGATTCAAATACTGGCACGAGGCCGCGCAGGGCATCCTCGCTGACGCCGAGCTGTCGCTGCAGTGGCGGCGCTGGTTCGAAGGCGATCCGGAACCCTGGCCGGGTGCGCAGCTGAGGCACGGCGCACTCGTGGTGTGGGTCGAGGACAAGTCCGGCGTCGAGGCCGGCACCTCGAACGGCGGCACGATCTTCGACGGGCTGATCCGCACGATCCGCTCATACACCGACGACTTCCTCGAGCACACTGACGACGATGGCCCGGCCATGCCGACGGTCGACGCCTACCGCACACCCGGTGACCGCCGCACCGATCCACGAGTGCCCTACGTGTACTACCCGCCCGACAGCCCGGGCGTGCTCTCCTCGTCCTTCAAGCAGCGGCCGGCGCGGGCGGTGCAGCTGGTGACCGGCGGACACTCCATGCCAGGTATCAACGAAACCATCTCGGCGGTCATCCAGGCCACGGGCGACATCATCGGAAACCTACTGCTCGTCGGATCGGTCGGAGGGTCGATCGACACCCTCCTCGCCCCGTTCTACGAAGACACCATTTTGGCGTGGCATGCCGTCCCGCTCCTCGAACGAGCCAAAGCCAGTGGAGATTTCCGGTACTTCGAACACTTCATCGCCTCGAGCGGCAAGGCATACACGTTGGACACGTTGTCGGTGCTACGCGCCGGCGCACACGAGACCCGCACCGTGTTCTCCGGGGCGCTGGAGATCACCGACGCCGCTCCCTACGTGATCGGCGCACCCGGTATCGGGCACTTCGGGAAAGGCGATCGGGTCGTCACCCAGATCCCCGGCGACATCACCGGGCGGCTTCACGTCGAGCGGGTATCGAAGACAACCCTGTCGTGGGGCGTGGACCGGGCAGTGGATATCGGCATCACCCTCGGCGGTGAAGCGCTGCAACAGGACCCGTGGGTCCGTCTGATGGCAGACATCGACAAGGGCAAATCCGACCTGAAGGAACTGGGGGTGATGTCGTGAGACCCGAGGACATCCCGACACGGGAGAGCTGCGACCTCTCCGATCCCGAGGAGATGTTCTGGTGGATGTTCGTGTCGATGCCCAAGCTCAAGGGCGCGCTCGCGATGCTGCCGCTCGAGTACTACCGGCTCGTGTCGAAGCGCCTGCACGACCTCGGCGCTCGCCTCCAGTGCGACAGCTGCGGGCACGCGGCCGAGCCGACGCTGAAGCTGCGGCTCCCGCAAACCGAGGAGCACTGGATTACCGGTCTCGGTCGCTGGGTGCCGATCGACGAACCTGATCCGCCGCACGCGGACGCGAAAGACGTGGTGCGGAAGCTACCGCCCCATCTGCGTAAGGAACTGAACGAAGCCCTCGACGCAATCAAGGCCGACGAACGTAAGACCAGCGAGGAGGGCTGATGAGCTTCCGAACCGTCTACGGCAACGACCGTTCAGAGAACGGCTGGCGGATGTGCAACCGCGACGAGTGTGTCGTCGCCAATCCGGTGCCCCACTCGAACACCGCACCAGTGCGGGCCGGGGATGCTGCGACCATCCTCAACGCCTGGCTGATCTGGTATCACCGCAACGTCGAACCGATCTCGTCCCCGGTGTGGGGATGGTCGAACACCAACGACGTCCCCACCTCCAACCACTTGAGCGGTACCGCGCTCGATATCAACGCCCCGCAATACCCGTGGGGTCGTCGTGTCATGCCGGCCGCTCGGATCGCCAAGGTCCGCGAAGGCTTGCGGCTGTTCGAGGGCTCGATCTTCTGGGGTGCCGACTGGTCGTACCCCGACGAGATGCACTACCAGATCGGCTGGCGTGAAGGTGATCCCAGGATCGCCGCGTTCGCCGCGAAGTTGAACGACAACCACCTCGGGATCTACGGGCCCGCGCCCGCTCCCGCACCGAATCCAGGAGGATCCGTGACCCCCGAGCAGTACCAGGAGATCAACCGCAAGCTCGACCTGATCCTCGACCAGCTCGGCCCGTGGCCGCAGCTCGGACAGAACTCCGAGGGCCAGGACCTAACCCTCGTCGATGCCGTCGCAGAGATCCGGAAGGACGTGAAGTAGATGAACACGAATCTGATTGGTGAGATCCTGCGGGCGAAGCTGGCCGAACAGCCGCTCGTCAAGCGATATGCGAACACGGTGACGACCGCTCTCGCCGCGGTCGTGGCGGTCCTGTGGACTGTGCTGTCGGTCGGCATCGACGTCCCGTCCGGTGCCGCGCAGGGCGTCATGGTGCTGATCTCGCTCGGCGCTGTGGTCGGTGTGAAGTTCACGCCAAACGGTGTGACCGACAAGCAGATCGACGAGCTGGAGAAGTACGCGCGCGATCGCGAGGGCTGACATGGTGCCCGACATCATCCAAGCACTCGGTGTGGCGATCGCTGGTGTGCTTGCCGCCTGGAACGCCCGGCAAGCCAAGCAGATCGCGGAACTGCGCACCGACATGGAGCGGCTGCAACGGTCGGAACTCGAGTCTCGCCGTCTCCTCCGAAGCGCCGTCCGCAACATCCGGGATTGGCTGCGGTGGGATGCGGCAGGGCGAGTCGGCGCACCACCGGCCATCCCGGACGATCTGCGAGACGAGGTGTGACCGGTGACCTCACCTGCTGGGGAAACTCCTGACGGGATGCTCGTCGGGTTCGGCGGCATCGAAGATTGGGCGACGAAGTCGGAAGACGAGTACAAGGACGAGATCTCGGGGGGCGTTCTCGGCGGTTTCGACAAGGTCAAGGATGCCGGTAACGGTTTCCGGGACGGGCAACTCGGCCTGAACGAACGCACCGACCTGCTCTCCCCGCTGCTGGACTACGGCAGCGCGTACATGGACACAGACAGAGGACTCACCCAGGTAGGTCCGTGCGATTTCTCCAACCAGATCGGGCCTATGCAGGGCTGCCATCTGTTGTTCGGGCGCATCGTCCTCGAAGACCAGGGTTTGTGGGATATCCGCTGCCAACTCTGGTTCGACTGGACCCTTGTGGGCAGCGCGGCGGAGTGGGAAATCAGGATCCTCAGACCGAACGGCACCGTGTTCTCGCGGATGAAGGCGAAACTCTCCGAAAACTCGGCGACATCGAGCACCAACATCTGCTCCGTGGTGGTCCCCGCGGCCGACTATCAGGTCCAGGCGTACGTCACCACCCTCGCCGTCGGACGAGGGATCCTCGGCGGCCCCGACCGGAGCCGACTGACCGTGCAACACATCTCCCGCGACACAGAGACCGGCGACACAGGAGAGGGTGATTCGGGTGACTAGCGTTGCCGCGCACTTCGTTCTGCCGAACGGCACCGACCTATCCAGCGGCACAATCACGTTCACGCCCACCGAGCTGCGACGTGCCGGCACGGACGACATCCTCACACCGGAGCCGATCGAGGTGACGGTCTCGTCCGATGGTGTGGCGGACTCTCCCGACCTGGTCCCGGGCGGCTACACCGTGCGGGTCGAGTCGGGCTGGTTCACCGAGGTCTACACGATCGTCGTCCCCGACTCCGACGAGTCGGTCGACCTGATGGATCTGATCGAGCAATTCGCGGAGGTGCCGGACCCGCTGGTGTCGAAGGCGTGGGCGGCCGCGACGTCGGCCGAGTCCAGCGCGGGTCGCGCCGAGGATGCGGCGAACCGCGCCGAGACGCGCGTCGATGACGCGATCGCGGACGGCGCCGAAGCGGTGCGGCAAGAGGTAAAGGCCGATGCCGATCGAGCCTTCGAGTCCGCGGGCGCCGCCGAGCAGAGCGCCATACAGGCGGCGCAGACACTGGCAAACAAGGCCGACCTCGACGGCGACGGCAAGATCCCGCAGTCGCAGATCCCGGCCGTCGCCGTGACCGATCACCTCGGGGCGGTCGCCTCACAATCGGCGATGCTGTCCCTGACAGGGCAGCGCGGCGACTGGTGCATCCGCACCGACACCGGCACCATGTGGGTCCTCGCCGCCGACAACGCATCCCAGATCACCTCCTGGGTCGAGTGGGTGTATCCCACCAGCCCGGTGCAGACGGTCGCCGGCAGAACGGGCGCGGTCACGCTATCCGTCGACGACGTGTCCGGCGCGGCCTCGGAGGGCTATGTGAACACCCAGGTCGCCGGCCGTGTCCCGACGACCTCCACAGGCAGCAGGCTCTACGGCACCAACAGCAGCGGCCAGAACTCACCGATCGAGTTCTCCTCACAGCCCAGACAGGGCACCATCCCGTACCGCGCCACCGGTGGGGTCATCACAGTGGGAGACCCAGACCCAGACAACCCCGAGCACGCCACCAACGTGAAATTTGTGAAGGAACGGATCCAGCTGGTGGACTCGCTACCGGCATCGCCGGAAGACGATGTCCTCTATCTGATCCCCAAGGGCTGAGACGGAGGCACCTATGCCGATGCAGTACGGCTCCACTGAGGTCGGGCAGGTGTTCTTCGGAGCCACCGAGATCGAAGAGGTGTGGGTCCACGACGCCTCCCTCGGCTGGGTCGATCTGTCGCCAGGTGGTCGCATCACCGCGCAGGGGCTGCTCAAGGATGGCACGCAACAGCTCGGAAGCGAGACCTGGCAGAAGGTGCTCGGCTGGAGACTCGACCCCGCCTTCCCGGACACCGACCCGACCTCACCCAGCACCAGCGGGTTGGTGATCCCCGGGCACGCTTCGTTCATGGTGACCGGTATCGCGACCACCACGAACTCCAACGTCACGGAGTCGAACCGCGATGCCCGCATCGTCGACGGCGCGTCCGCTGAAGCCTTCACCCTGCAGGGATTGGTCAGGCGGGAGGGCGCCACGACGGAGGTGGCTGCCATCATCCCGGGCGGTACCGATCAGCGAATCGCGATGCAGGCATACATCTCGAGCAGCCTTTCGAGTAGTCGGGTGCTCGCCGCCGACATGACCAAGCTTTCGTATCGGCTCGGCTCCTACTACGAGTCGCAGGAAGATGTCGAAGTCACAACCAGCGGCGATGCGCCAGTGAACGTCGCCCCGATCAACTCGCTGGCGCAGTGGCCGACGGCAGCGGGATCAGGGATTCTCCTGCCCGCGGGCACCTACCAGGTCACCTGGGGGGTGTTGTGGCCGTTCCAATCCCGTGGCCGGTTCCCGGTCGGGGCGAACGAAAACGAGGTCTACCTCCACTACATCGGTGACAGCGACTACGGGATCTCCACGCAGACAGTCTCGGTCCCCTCCGAGACCTACGTCCTACCCACGCTGCGTGCGGACACCTTCCCTATGCGAGTCCAGGCGGGAGAGATGTTTTTGCTCATCTCGAAGCTGGCCTAGACACGAACAACGCCCCCACCCTTCTCCGGGTGGGGGCGTTTCGTCGTCTCAAGGAAACCGATCAGCCAGCCACTGCGTCACAACAGACATGGACCCGATCGAAGCCGCCGCGATCCGCGACGAAGGCTACAACCCAGACGACCCACGGGTACGCGAGGCAATCGACCTCGTGCGCTGGGAACTGGCGATGCACCGCTACTACGACGACGCCCCGCCGTAAACCAGCTACGGCGGGGCGATCGGATGCCGCGGATGGGGCAGCAGCTATTCGACCGTGCCGGGCCTGGGCCACCCTGCCCGCCAGCACGCCTCAGCGAACCCGTCAGAGGCGACATTCCAGCTAGTTGTGGACCCAGTCGCGGTACGCGCGAGCGAATCACCGGCTGTCGCTAAATCCTCGCCGCCCTTCTGCGCCCACTCGTTCACTTCGCGAGCGAGTTCGATTCGGGCGCCCTGATCCTCTGATGAGATGTTGCCGATGCCGTTCGCGAAGTCTTCGCAGGCCAAGAACTGCACATCCGTCATTCCGTTTGCCTTCGCGGCCTCTTCGATCTTGTCGCGCTGGGTCTCGCCGCATGCAGTGACGAGTAGGGCGGTGGATGCAAGGGCAATTGCTGCGATTGTCCGTTTCATAGCGGCATCAAACCACGCGGCTGGTCTGCTTGTGCGGTACGCCACGCACAACAACGCCCCGCCGTAAGTCAACTACGGCGGGGCGTTCGCATGGCCCGCTTCCCTCAGGCCACCGCGCAACCATAACACCACACTCGAACGTGTGTGCGAATATGGGTGGGTGCCGAGGTATGAGCGCGCACCGAAAACGTGCCCGGCCGGCCATCGGCTCGGACCTGGCCGCGTCATCGTCGGCTGGATGGCCTGCGGATGTACCGACGCCGGTGGACACCGCACCTACGAATGCAGGGCCTGCGGGGTGATCCTGTATCGGCCACCTCACGCTGGACCGCTCGACTTCGGGGAACGCTGGCGGCGAAGCTAGTGCGACACAACGACCTCGAGCTGAGGCGGGGGAGCTTGCGTCGTGCTATCCCAGGCTGTCGAGCAAGGACTCGAGCGAATCCAGGAACTCGGGCAAGGACTCGAGCGATCCCAGGGATCCGGTGGACGGTTCGGTGATCGCGATCACCGACACGGTGCCGTCGCGACTGTTCGTGACGTATGCCTGGGTGCCGTCGGGCGTGATTGCCAGGTATGCCGGGCGGTTGCCGACGTCGATGGTGTCGGTGACGGTGTTGGTGGTGGTGTCGATCACCGACACCGAGCCCTCCTCGTCGAGGGTGACGTAGGCGCGGGTGCCGTCGGGAGTGATCGCCACCCCGCGTGACCAATCTCCGACCGGGACTGTGGCGGTGACGGTGTTGGTGGTGGTGTCGATCACCGACACCACCGGGTCCTCGCTAGTGACGTAGGCGCGGGTGCCGTCGGGGGTGATCGCCACCAAGGTTGCGCCGACGTCGATGGTGTCGGTGACGGTGTTGGTGGTGGTGTCGATCACCGACACTGAGGTTCCTGTGACGTAGGCACGGGTGCCGTCCGGGGTGATCGCCACGTCGTACGGATATTGGGGGACGTCGATGGTGTCGGTGACGGTGTTGGTGGCGGTATCGATCACGGACACCTTGCCGTCGTGCTGCTCCCCCTCGTCGCCGAAGAAGTCTAGGTGGGTGACGTAGGCGCGGGTGCCGTCGGGGGTGATCGCCACCCCGATTGTGGTCTCGACACCGTCGACACTGTCGATGGTGTCGATGACGGTGTTGGTGGCGGTGTCGATCACCGAAACCGTGCCGTTACCGCCGTTGGTGACGTATGCGCGGGTGCCGTCCGGGGTGAACGCGACGTCGGCCAGCAGTCCGCCGACCTGGATCGAGGTGGTGACCGTGTTCGTTGAGGTGTCGATCACCGGCGCGATGCCGTCGACACTGTCGGCGACGTAGGCCCAGTTGCCGTCCGGAGTGATTGCCACCCCATACGGCTGTGTCGTTCCGAGCGGGATCGTGTCGGTGACAGTGTCAGCCTGGGCGGCCGGGCCGGCCGCGAGCATCAGCCCGGCCGCCAGGGCAGCGACGAGTCCCGCCTCGCGCCGTCGCCTGGTGCGAGTCCTCGAGCCCGGGTCACCTCCGCGGCCAGCCGGAACAAAGGTGTTGTGTGACATCGTGACTAGGCTCCTTCGGCCAATGAGGAAGTGCGGATGAGGCACAGGCATCTCTACGGGCGCAGTACGCGCAGGGCACCGAAAGGTCGAGAACGAACCGTCGTCCCCCGCGGGTGAGGACTATACGGGACGAATCGGACACCCGTCCGAGTCGGCAGAACCGCCGCACCTGCGGGGTGATCCTGTACCGGCCACCACACACTGGGCCGCTCGACTTCGGGGAACGCTGGCGGCGCAAGTAGTGCCGCACCGCATGATCGCAACCGCGGCATCGCTAGGTCACGCCCTGAAGGGACACTCCGCGCGCGACGCAGCCAGTTCAGCGGAGCGTTCGGTAGTGATGTTTAGCGAGGCTTCTGTCGTGATGAACGCTAAACGCCTCAGCACGATCGTTGTTGTGGGCAGGGCACGTCCGTCCCACCAAAGCATCAAGGGCCTCGGAGAGTGCGGGGTGTGACGGTCTCGCGAAGCTGACGATAATGCCGGTTCGATCAACGCTTACGTAGCCGTGTTCGAAGAGAGCATCGCAACCAAGAGCGCAGGCAAGCATTCCAACCTTCCGGAAGGCCTGCCGCTCCGCATCAGTGCATAGCGCTCGGGGCTTGATGTGCGCCGCTACAAGCAAGTTCCCTGGCAGAGATCGATCGCAAAGCCCGCAGCACCCGTCGCTCTTGTCTTCAAACAGCTCCGCGCGGAACCTGGCTTGCTCGAGTCTCCGGGTAGCTGAAACCCGTGCGTCGGTGGTGGCTGGCTCCTCGGTCCCTGGGTCGTGCTTGCCGGCGCCAGCATCCGGGATGTAGTTGAGCTCAATCATTCCGAGGAGTCGCGCAGCTTCGTCGGGCTTGAGGCGTGAGAGATACTTCCCCCGGGCTACTCGGCCAACCCTATTGAGGGGTCCTGGCGCGCCGTGGGGCAGGAGCTCGGCAACCCGCTCGCGGTGGATTTCGAGCCCTGTCACGATCGGATCGACGGCAACAAGGTACCCGTCGTTGCGGTCATCCTCCGGCCTCGTCGGATAGCCTTTCGGGCGATCCGCGTGACACCAGGGAGCCGTGGCGACACTGACTGCACGCAAGTAGTTGTTGCTGTAGTGGAAGACGATATCGCCGGGTTGAATCTCCAAGATCGGGCGACGAGCTTCCTTCAGCTTTCCTTTGTTATTGCGGGCCGTCCACAAGGATCCCTGCTCGATCGCCTCTTCATGGTTCGTCGTCTGGGTGGCCCACCAAAATGCCACTAGAGCCTTCCCTTCTTGTCGCATCGACACCCCGCAAGCACGCCACTCGCTTCAACGTACCGGGCGTGCTTTCGCTGCGAGGGCATTCGCGGGGTGTCGCATGCGCCGTCCTGCTACAGCGCTGCGGCCTTCGCGACCCACGCGCGAACTGTGTTGCCGGACGCTCCGATCCGACGCCCAGCTTCGCGCTGCGAAACACCGGATGCGACGAGTGCGAGGGTCTCTGCAATCTGCGCATCGGTGTACTTCACGGCGCGCGGTTTCGGCTGCGCAACACGAGGTTGCGCATCGTCGCGGCCGACGAGATGCAGTTGCACCTCACGGTCGGCCTGCGCTGTAGCGTGCGCTGCAAACTGCGAAGTGTGCAGATCAGGGGTGGTCTGCGCAGCTGCGCGGTCCGCCTGCTCAGTGCGCGGCGCACTGCTCGACTGCTCAGTGCTCACTTCGCACCGGGGGTGCTCAGTGCTCGGCGCAGGCTTCGCGGGAGCGCGGTGCGAAGCCTGCGCGGGCTGCGAGGTGTGAGGTGCGAGGCCGGTCTGCGCGGTCACCTGCTTGCGCTGCGCAGGTGCGAGGTGCGACGTGTCCCGGGACTGCGCGGCGTCCCGCTGGATCTTCACCGCGAGGTGCGGTGCGGCGAGCAGACACAGCGCGGCCGCGACCGACACGGCCGCGGCTGCAACGGGAGGTAGCGGTCCGGGTGGCAGCATGGCGCTCGCGATGGCCGCGACGATCGAGACGGTGGTGGCGGCGAAGAGCAGGAACCATGCGTACCCGCGCCGGCGCATCCGCATGACCCCGACTGTCGCCACGACTGCGAGGCCGTCGACGATCAGCGGCCACGCGCGAGCCATCAGCGGGCTGTAGTTGGCCCGCTCGGCGAGGTCGGTCAGCTTCGAGTAGCTGAGCACGAATGCAAGAACGGCGATTGCGTAAGTCGTCCCGACGATCGCGACGACGTCCCAACGGATCCGGGTCACTGGTCGCCTCCGATCCGTCCGACCAGGTTGGACCGGCAGACGGGGCAGGGGGTGTCGGCGTCGATCCAGCCGTTGTCGCAGTCGGTGCACGCAGGGCGCGGTGCCGCAGCGGCCTGGAATCCCGGAACGGGCAGCGCCTTCCACGCCTCGATCCAAGCGTTCGCGAACCTTGCCGGATCGTTCGGGCGGTGCTGGGTCAGGGCATGAGCGGCGAGGGCCTGGACGCCGTGAAGGTCGATCAGGCCGTCGATGGTCGTTCGGTCATCGGCCGAGAGGCGATCGAAGCGGGCGCCGAGCCCGACGGCCCGGACGGCGGTTTCGAGTTCGCCGATCCGGCTCGTGGTTTCGGCGATCGCGCTGCCGCCCGCAGCTGCTGGCGGTTCATGATGGTTCATTGATGGTTCGGGTGTCACCGGTGCCAGGGTTGGGGTGTCACCCACGCCAGGGTTGGTGGTCACCGGTGCAAGGGTTGGAGGTCCAACCCGGTCAATCTGACAGGGTTCGGCATCCACAGGTGCACCGAACGGCATATCCGCAGGTGAAATGCTATTTCCCGGAGTCTTCGCGGTGAAGTGATCCCCAACCCGGTCAATCTGACGGGGTTCACGGCGGGGGATGATCCTGTAGAGGTTCGTCGCACGCCCGGGCGAAATGCCTTCGCGGATAATGAGTCCAGCCTCCTCGAGCTTGCGGACCGAGCGGCGGGCGGTTGACTCGCTGCAGCGGGCGCGGGCCGCAACCTTCGCGATCGACGGCCAGCAGAGACCATCGTCGTTCGCGTGGTCAGCGAGGCACAGCAGCACGAGGGTTTGGGTGGAGTCATTCACGGGGGCCTCGTCGAGAACCCAGGTCATCATTCGGACGCTCATCGGGTCACCGCCTGGGCGCCAAGGGTTTCCCACTCGTGGGCGTCGAAGAACAGGCCCGACTCGAGCTGCTGGCGGATCAAGCCACGGACGGCGGCGATCGGATCAGCGCTGGGGGAGAGGGTAGAGAGGTACGCGATCGCGTCCTCGAAACGCTGCCCCATCGGCTGTGGGCGCGTGCGCATACACGTATGCTGTTGCATGTCGAACTCCTCAGGTAGTTCGGCCACGCCCCGGGAGTGTTAGCGCACTCGCCGGGGTCTCGTTGTTTGGTTGTCGTGCCGAAGTGTAGCGCGCCGTCGGGTCGAGTTGTCACACAGTTGTCACAAGTGGGCGCGCGTCGGGGGTCGTACCGGCTCGTTGTCATCTAAGAATAGGCAGTTCAGCCGCGTGTGTGGGTGTGGGTGGGTGCAACTGGGGCGGACTTAAAATCCGCAAAGTGTGGGTTCGAGTCCCACTGGGGGCACTTAATCGCCGCAGGTCAAGAGACTATTCGCTGGGATGCCACATCGAGCAGGATGCTGTCGTCCAGTTGATCGGTTTCATCGATGTGGGTTTGGATCGGGGCGACCTCAGTGACGATGAGGTGGATACCGCCCTCGAGCTGGGCTCGACAGAATCGGCTCTTGAAAGACAGCCCATACTTCGCGGAGGAGCTGGCGAAGGTCAGGGCTGACCGAGCGACCGGAGTGTCGTTCGCGCCCAAGGGTGCCGAGGTGAGTTAGCCTCGCGAAACATCACTGGACGAAAGAGGGACCCTTTGAAGAAGTCTGTTCGCACCGCGGCATCCGCACTGCTGGCCGCCCCCCTCCTCGCCGCCGTGTTCGCGGCACCTGCCCAAGCGGCGCCCGAGGACGTCACCCTCTCGGCGACGACCGAGGGCAAGGACATGATCGTGACCATCACCAACAACAGCGAGTCGAAGATCGACTGCCGTACGTACACAAGCCCGATGATATCCGCCGTCTCGGCAGACCTGGGGCCCGTCGACGTCAGCATGGAAGTCGATCCCGGCAGCGCGGATAGTGCGAGGGTTACCGCAAAGGTACGCGGCGAACACACCATCGATTGGCTTTGTGACGCTTCCGATGGCAGCGAGTATTGGGGGACATTCCGGGGCACGGCCGAGCCCGTCGAGATCACCTTCGAAGATCGAACCTTCGGCAGCGTGAACTTGATCGTCAGCCAGCTGCTGGAATCGATCTTCGAGAGCTGACCCGAGACGACGAAGGCCCCGCCACACTGACGGGGCCTTCTCTCATCCCGGAGTCCTTCGACCCCACCGAGGCGCAGGTTCGTCGTCGGTGATGTGGACGTGGAGGTGGATGTCGACGCTCGGTTGCTGGCTGGACCCTTGGGCGTCGATGCTGTCGGCGATGCGCCGCGGACCCCGCCGTGATCTCAGTGATAGCGCCGAATGCATGCTCACGTCTCTTTGGTGTAATTTCCCCTCACGCCGGGGGGATTGCTCACGTTCTTTCGAGATGCCACCGGTCACGCCCGCATACGGAGAACGAGGGAAGGCAATTCCTTGATCAAGTCAGTACGTGCGACCGCCGCAGCAGCCTTGGCCGCTCCGCTCCTGGCCGCCGTGTTCGCCGCGCCGGCCAACGCCGCACCCGAAGACGTCACTCTCACCGCCGAGTTCCAGGGCAGCGACGTTGAAGTCAGGATCACCAACAACAGTTCGCAGGAGATCGTCTGCCTCTGGCAGGTCGCGAATGACGACCCCTCCGCGCCCGGTCCGTTCGTGTCCAGAGATCATTTAATCGACCGCGGTGGCGAGTATCGCAGCACGGCGACCTTCGACGATGGCAGCTACGAGCTCAGTTGGTCGTGCCTCGGCACCACCCGTCCTGTCGGGGAATGGGGGACGGGGAATCTCTCTCCCACCGAAACGGCCGAACCGATCCAGTTCACTACCCCGGCTAGTACCGACGGCGGCGGCACGGACGACGGCGGCATCACCGGCGACGGCTGGCACCTCCTTCCCGACTGGGTCAAACTTGTCTTCGCCGCCATCAACACTGGCAGCGGTGTCCTTAACACTGGCAGCGGCGTCCTCGGCAGTTCCTAA